GTTCTGCCGGAATGGGCTCGCCTGCTGACGGTCACAATCGACCAACAGGCGGCGGATGGTGGATATCGCCTTTGGGTTCTATTGGCTCACGGAATTAATCGGTCTGCGCATCTGGTCGACTACGGTCTTTCGTCGACGCTTGAGGAAGTGTGGGATCGGCACATTCGCAACCCGTACCAGCATCTGGACGGCGGAAACCCAATGATGCCGCACGCTGCAGCTGCTGACTCGGGATGGGACACCAAAAAGACATACGACTTTTGCAACTCGCACAGTGGTATGCTTGCCATCAAAGGCGCGTCAACAGACATGGGCGGGCTGCCTTACAAGCTCGGGAGCGTGGAAACCGGTGACAATGCTGGACAGGAACTGTTCCGGGTCAACACCGACTACTGGGAAACAGACCTGCAGGCCAGGCTGGATGAGCGGCTCCCGGAGGATGACGAATCACTCTCGCTCTGTATAGGTGCCGAATCAGATATCGAGTTTCTTGAGCAGTTGTGCAATGGCACACTGGCAGACAAGATCGACAACCGCGGCAACGCAAAATTGTTCTGGCAGAAAAAGGATGAAAACATTGCAAACGACTTCCGCGACGCAGTCCGGTACGGGATCGCGCTCGCAAGCGCCTACGTTGAGCAAAACGGAGGCTTCCCGCCTCGCAGCGGTGTCTACACCAAAGCCAAAACGGTTGTCAATTCAGGCACCACAAGACCAGACGGAAGGGCGTGGAATGAGTAAGAAGAAGCAGGAAGCAGAAAAGGCAAAACCAGTCGAGGCACCACAGGAGCCGGTGCAGCTCAACGTGCAAAAAGACGCATCAGGTAAAAAGATTGAGGCTGAGCGATTCTGCCCGATTTGCTGGGGCCGTTTTAAAGGATACGGCACAGCCACAAATTCCAGTTTTATGGGTAAGCGTTACTATAAGTGCGACAAGACTATTCCCGGCAGTGAGTTTGGGCCGTGCGGGTTCACATGGTCAATGGAGTGGGCTGAGATTCAAGCCGCAAGACAGCAATACATCGCACAACTGCAGGCCATTATCGTCGATCATCGGCCGGTTAATATTCAGTCGCTTAGATGATTGGAAATCATTAGTAAGGACATTTGTCGTTGATCCGCTCAATATGTGAGCATGGCAACTGCTTCCGAACTTCTTACGCAAGTTGAGACCGCGATCAGCGACTGTCTGACCGCGCAGTCTTACTCTGTGGCTGGCCGTCAAAAGACGATGGCGCAGCTGCGAGAGCTTCGCGAGTTCCGTAAAGAGCTTGTTGACGAGATTGCCAACGGTTCGACCGGATCGATGTGCTCCCTCCTATCACTGGAGGGGCCGAGCCTATGAGTATCATCGACTCTATCGTCGGTATCTTCTCGCCATCCGCACAGCTTCGCCGCATCGAAGCACGGGCCACGATTCAGCAGGTCAACAAACTGCTAGGCACCGCAAAAGGCCCTTATGCCGCGGCCAATTTTAATCGACTGAACGCACTTCGCGGCATTGTTCAGAAAGAGAATGAAGTCAGCGGGAGCCGGATCGAATTCCTCCGCGCTCAGTCATGGGATCTGTACCGCGACAATCCAAGCTGCCGCAAAATCGTTCGATCACTCGAAGCAAAGGTGATTGGTAAGGGAATGCACCCGGAATCGATCGCATTGTTCGCTGATGGCACCCCAAACGTGCCATTTCGCGAGCGTGCAATGCAGCTTTGGGAGCAATTACAGAGCGGCTTTGATGCCCGTGGACTGCCTGGAAAAGGCGGTTTAACGATGGGATGCCAACAGCGGCTGGCGTTCCGGTCGGTTGTTTTGTCCGGTGACACGCTCTATCGCATCAAGCCGATCAGTTCTGCCGAGCAATCACGCCGAAATCTGCCGATCGCTGTCGTTCTGCAGTTGGTTGATACCTGCCGGCTGGCGAGTGAATCAGAGATTCTGCAAAACTCTTTGCCGGATGGTCGCCGCGTCTTCCGTGGTATCGAACTGAACGAAAACGACGAGCGAACTGCCTACTGGGTGAAGAACACTCTGATTTCAGACGCCGCATCCGCACCAGCGACGGCAACGCGGATCCCAATCGACAAGATGGGGCACCTTTACATCGAAGAAGACATCGACGAACTGCGCGGAGTGCCGTGGTTTTCATCTGCAATCCTTCGCGCTCGCCGCACTGATGACCTTGAATACAACGTGCTGACCGCATCTGCGATGGCATCTTGCATGGTTGCGACCTACAGCAAGCCGACCGGGGCCAACAAGCTCGGGCTGAATTCAGGATCCGAATACAACTCCGGATCTGCAGACGGCACCGACCTGACAGACAGTGACGGCAACACGATCAACAAAATTCAGCCGGGCATGGTAGTCAATAAAGGCAAGGACGGCTCATTCGAGCTTCTTTCCCCAAACCAGCCAAACATGAATCCGGAAGCGTTCGTGCAGCATCTCCAGCGCGGAACCGCGTCGGCCATGCCTGGCACAAAAGCCAGCACAGTGACCGGCGATTATCGCAACAGCTCCTTCAGCTCGGAGCGATCCGCAGACAACGATTGTTGGCCTGAAATTCAGATCGTTCAAGAATGGTTTGCGTCCCATTATTGCCAGCCAATTTGGGAAACGATTCTTCGCACCGCAGTCTTTGAAGGCTACTTCGATGGCATCGTGTCGGCTGAAGAGTTCCAGTCAAATCCGGAAATGTTCTCAGCAGCCAACTGGCAAGGCCCGGTTGCCCTTTCAATCAATCCGAAGGACGACGTTAGAGCAGCCAGCGAACGAATTCACGCAGGGCTTTCATCACTTCAAATGGAATGCGCCAAGATCAACGTCAACTGGCGAGATGTTCTGAACGATGTCGCGGAGCTTTACGAGGTGGCCGAGGCGAAAGGCATTCCGACAGAAGTGATTAACAACATCATGGGCATCGACGCTCAGGACCAGATGGCCGTTCAGCAGATGGCGGCTTCGAGCGAAGAGACATCGCCAGAAGATGCCGTTGAAGACGATTTACTGGAGGAAGTTCTCGATGCGTAAACGCGACCAGAGAGATCAGGCAACAGCCGACACAAACTATCGCTCCCTGACCGTGCGAGCGGCGACATTCGACGAAGAAACCCGCAGCGTTGAAGCAGTCATCAGCACGGAACAGCCGGTGGACATGCCTGATTGGGGCCGTCAGGCGATGGTTCCAGAGGTGTTGCTTCCATCGGGTGCCGAGTTCCCTTCGAATCGACAGGTTCCGTTCCTTGATTCACATCAACGCCGATCGGTCAAAGATCAGCTCGGTTCAGCTCGCGAAATCAAAGTTAACGGCAGCGAGATCACCGCGAAGCTGGTGTTCCGTAAAAGCAAAGAATCAGACGACGCGCTCGGCGGTGTTCGCGACGGTCATATCACCGATGTCTCGGTTGGATACGACGTTTTGAAACGCCAGTACATCGAAGCGGGTGCAAAGAAAACAATCGGAAATCGGACCTACGAAGGCCCGTTAAATGTTGTGACGAAGTGGCGGCTCCGCGAAGTCTCGTTGACTCCGATCGGTGCCGATGATCAGGCAAAGCTGCGGGGACTTGATCCAGCGGCGACTCGTTTCAAGTCCTCAGAACAGGAAGAATTTACGATGAATGCAGAACTCCGCGCTTTGCTGGTGTCAAAAGGCATGTCAGCAGAACTAACCGACGATCAGGCTCAGCGATGGTTGATTGACAACCCGTCAAAGCTTAGCGAAGCCAAGAAGGAAGAAGAACGCAGCCAGCAGAACACGCTGCCATCGGCTGCCGATCTTGCCAAGCTTGTTGCCGACGCAACACGTCAGGCAATCGCCGACCAGAACGCAACTCGCAAGGCATTTGAAGTTGATGTTCGCGAACTCTGCGAACTGGCCGATATGCCCGGCGAAGTCGACGCTTGCCGAGGACTGGAAGACATTGCGGCTGTTCGCAAGCACATCAAGGACGCAAAGGCCGGGCAGGATCAGAACGTCGGCTACGGCGTGACCGTTCGCCACGTTTCCAGCGGGACAGAACGACTTGAAGTCGATCTTCGCTCAGCGTTGACGCTGACCGCGTGCCGATCTGCACTCAACGGCGACGAAGCAAAGCTCGAAAAGTACTACCCATCAGCTCAGCGAAGCAAAGCGGCTGACACGTTCCGCCACGCAACGCTGTTCGACATGGCCACAGAATACGTTCGCTCTCGCGGCGTTCAGACGCTCGGCCTGACCCGCGACCAGATCGCAATCTGTGCGATGTTCGGCCCTGAAAAGGCTGGCATTCGTGCGACTCCAGGTGGTGCGGCTTATCATGGGACGGGTTCATTCAGCAACCTGACTCTGGACGCCGTCAACAAGTCCATGATGATTGGGTATCAGGAAGTCCCAGCTTCATGGCGCGGACCAATGAAGCAGGGCCAGTCAGCGACCGACTTCAAAAATATTCACCGGATGCAGTTGGGAGCAATTCCGAATCTGCCAGTGTGGAATGATTCGGTTCGTCCAGACATGGCGAGCATGGCAGACGGCAAAGCGACATATGCGGTCGAGTGCCGTTCGATCGGAATTGACTTCGGTTACAAACTGATTGTCAACGACGATATGTCAGCCCTGACATCAACGCCGATGAAACTGGGTGATGCTGCGGCCCGAACGGTCAACACCGTCGCATGGGCACAGGTCACAAGCAACCCGACAATGCGAGACGCACAGGCGTTGTTCCTTGCAACTGCGGCTGGTCTGCGATTCCGAAAGAATCTGACAACCGGAGCCGGTGCACCAAGCTCAACGACACTAGGGGCGCTGAAGGCTCTGATGCGACTAATGCGTGGGGAGAACACCCCAGAAGGCACAGAGTCAGCTGACATTCTCAACCTGACTCCGTCTTACCTGGTTGTTCCAGCAGCGTTGGAAACCACTGCGGAAATTCTGATCAACTCAGCGTTCGACCCTTCATCGACCGGGGCTGGCACGTTCAACCCAACTCGGTCGCTGAAGTTGGTTGTCGAGCCATTGCTCGACGCTGCATCATCCACAGCGTGGTACTTGTTCGCTGAGCCGACACGGGTTGAAACCGTTGAAGTCACTTTCCTGGCTGGCCAGGAGACTCCACAGGTCCGCGAAGTCCGCGACGAGCACACGCTCGCCAGCACTTACTACGTGCTGCAGTCGGTAGCCGCCAAGGCTCTTGACCATCGCGGCATTCAGAAGCACGACGGCGCGTAATTAGCCACGTCTATCGTTCGCCAACAGCCGCTCCATCCGTGGGGCGGCTTGCGGCGGTGTTACTGTTCGGGAATGTTTCCCGCGAATAGCTCAGTCCCCGAGAGGGGCAAACAGACTCGAAAGGTGAATTGAAATGATTAATCGTGGAACACTAGAGTGGCCAGTCATCGGCGGCGAACACTTTACGCGAGCCCAGGCATTCACGACAACTCCAGGGCAGAACGGCTGGACTGCGGTTCTCACTGGAACCACGCCAACGGCTCTTTGCGTCACTGCTGACGGCGGAGCTGCAAAGCTTACGCTGACGAGCACCAGCGAAGCACAGTTGGCGGTCATTTATCACAACGACGTTTTGGCGTTCGACGTGCGAACACTCAAGTACATCGAGTTTGTGGCATTGGTCGCAGGCGTGGACGCAGTAACCACAATCGTCTTCGGACTGGCATCCGCTCACAACGCAACTCTGGACAGCATCGCGACGAACGCATGGTTCAGAATGCAGGGCTCTGCTTCAACGACTGCCGTGGTTGTTGAAACCGACGACGCGACCGTCGACAACGACGATAAGGCGACTGGCCAGACATTGGCGGCCGTCTACAAGACGTTCAAAATCGACTTCGAAAAAGGTCTTTCTGACGTTCGTTTTTTCATTGAAGGCGAACGAGTCGCGCAGGATACCACGTTCGATATGTCAGCACTTGCGGCTGGCCTGAACGTTCAGCCTTATGTTGCTGTTGCTAAGGCATCAGGAACAGGAGTTCCATCGATCACCGTTGCCGCAGTTCGGCCGATCTTCAACTACGCCTACGGTGCATAATGTCGCTGAAGGATCTGATCACCGCTGACGTTCAAGACGTGTTTTTGAACGTCAGCGATTTTGCCGAACTCATCACGCTCCATCTCGACGGCGGCGTGAAGCTCAAAGCAATCGTTGATATTCCGGACGTTACAGATTCGGGCGAAGGCTCGTTTCCGGTGACCGGATCAATCAGCGTTGCGACGGCAGATTTGACACGGTTGAGGCTGAAAGACGGCGTGGTACTTGAGGCGACGATCAGGAACCAGACGTGGCATCTGTATGAGCAGTCGACAGACGAATTCGGGGTGACGAAATACCCGATTCGACGCAAACACGCAGAGCAGAAACACACGAACCTTTACGCCTTAAACG